TTAAATACAGTTAAACCATCATTGACTGCAAGTTTGAAACCTAAAACACCAATGTTAAATGCATTACTATCTACTGCGTTGTCTGGATTTAATTTTGTTTGTAATTTTGCTTCAGTTATAACACCATCGGTTATATTAATACCATCAACTCTTGTTGTCATAACTTATCCCCATTGTAATGCAACACCGTGTATTTTATTTTCAGCAGTCTGATTACTACCAACAATTTTCCAACGAACTTGTACTTGAGGACTTGCAGTTCCAGTTAATGGAGTAGAACCAGTAAATATTTTTGTACCACTACTACCAGTTACATAACCAGTATCTGTTAATGTAATTGCATTATAGGTTGTGTTATCTCTGGTTGCAGAAACTGTTACATCTGTATTTAAATCATCACTTATCTCTGCAAATAAAACTATTCTTGCTTTTGTTGGTACTGAGTTTGCAGTAAATGTATCTGATACTAATGTGCTACTTGTAGCTGTAGTTAAAGACTCCATTTCTAATACGACTAGTTGTCCACTTCCACCATCACCGCCTGCAACATTAACATAACGACCATCAGAACCACCTGGCCCACCACCGTGTGAACCACCTCCACCACCAGTGTTTGCAAAACCAGCGTAATTAGCATCAGCTGATGGAGTTGTATCACTTGGTGATTGTGGTTCGTGGTTTCCGTCACCACCACCACCAGCACCACCTTCTGTTTCGCCGCCTGGTGTATATCTACCACCAGAACCACCACCAGCAACTTTACCATCTGGGTGACCATAACCAGCAGGAAACCAATTTAATTGTGGATTAGGAGGCCCTACATCAATACCAGTACCACCAGCACCAGCATTTGCACCACTAGCAGCTGCACCTTGAGCACCAGCACCTCCTCCACCACCACCAGAATAACCTGGCCCAGAAGCATAACAGGCACCACCATCAAATCCTTGTTGTGTGAAATCTCCAGCAGGGTGTCTGTTCTCTCCAGTTTCACCTTCACCTACTGTACCTTCTTGATATCCAGCACCCCCACCAGAACCACCAGGCAATCCATCTGTCAATTCTTGGCCAGGAAATTCTGGGTCAGATGCAGACTCACTAAAAGTATATGAGTGTCCACCAGCACCACCACCCTCTGCTGTAATTGTTGGGCCAAAAGTTGTATCGTTGCCTGGTCGTGAATTTTTTCCGCCTGGGTGTTGAGGATTTGCTAATGAAAGTGGCCCAATTGTTGGCCAATCACTAGGTTGCCATGGTTGTGAACCAGTTGAATAAGATGGGTGATGAGGTTGAAATCTACCTTCACCACCAGCACCAACATTTACTGCAACACTAGCACCACCAACCACTGGAACATCAGCATCTAAAACGACACCACCAGCACCACCGCCGCCGCCTCCACCAGAACCCATTCCACCACCGCCACCAGCACCTCCGCCACCAAGTGCAAAAACTTTGACGACAGTTGTAGTTGGTTCATTTGCAAATGTACCAGGCCCACTTGATGTAATTTGAGTTAAAGATGCTTGTGGAGATGGAATAGGATTAGGGCCATCTAAATTTGAATAGAAATCGGAACTAGAATCATAAGGTGATGTTGCATTTTCTGCCGTGTCTATACCAGATTCATCATTAAACTCATCTACAACACCATCAACTAGATTAAATAATGTTAAACCTTCATTGACTGCAATTTTAAATCCTAATACACCAATATTAAAAGCATTACCATCTGTTGCACCACTTGACTTTGCAGCTGCATTTAAATCATCTGTTGTAACTGAACCATCGGTAATATTGTCACCAGTAATTTTTGTAGTCATTTAATTATCCTATACTACTAAATATCTAACACCAATCTGTACTGTATTTGCTGGTGCAGTTGTAAAGGTTAAAGTTGTACCAGACACACCATAATCGGTTGTTGGTTTCTGAATAATTCCGTTCTCTGTTACGATAACACTATTGACTGTATGTCCTGCTGTAACTGTAAATGCAGTTGTAGAACCATCACCAGTAAAATAAGATGATGAATAAGTAAATGCAGCTTTAGCGTTGGTTACTGAATCGTCTTGAAGTTTTGCAGTAGAGATTGCATTATCACTTACTGTTCCTAAATTTACCTCATTTGTTGTAGATAAATGAACTACCACTATGACAGCAGCCGTCCCTGGCGCAGAAGTAAAAGTTATTGTTGAACCAGAGATTGCAAAGTTGGTTGTGTATTTTTGAAACACACCATTTACAAATGCAATGACTGTTGATGATGCATTAATAGGAACTCTTGATAAAGTAAATCCAGTTGTTGAATTATCACCAGTAAATGTATCTACCGTTGGAGTTGTATCAGTGGTTGCTCTTGCAGAAACTATTTGTTGTCTACCAAGATAAACTACAAAACATCTTACAGAGTTTGCTGGTGCAGATGCAAATATAATTTTTTGAGAACCACTAACCATTGCAATATCATATGCACTACCAGGCTCTTGAATAACACCACCTAAAGAAACAATAATAGAAGTTGCAGAGGCAACATTATGTGTCAAAGTAAATTGTGTAGTTGAACCATCACCAGTAAAGATGTCTTTTTCAAATGCACCAAATGAAGGTTCTTTTCCAATATATGCCATTTTTTATCCTTTAGGGTATTTGTCTTTTACAGTTTTAATTTTTGCTTTCCAACCATCAATTCCATTATGATACAATTCATCTAATTGTTCTTCTATTCTTGGGTACTCTTTTACTCTTTGCATTTGGTATTCATTAGCTTCATCTATTTTATCTAATTCTGCTTTTTTTGTTTTTATTTGGTCAACAGTTATTTTATTTGGATTGTTGTCAAACCAAGTAATTTTGTCATAGTCTTCGCCAACTACTTTTACTTTTGCTTTTGCATCTAAAGCTAATATTGCATCTACTATGTAAGCCATTACGCACCTATCTCCATTAAAGTTATACTTGATGATGTTATAGAAGTTTCTTTATTATTATAACTATAACCACCACCATTCACTACCAAATTTTTTGCACTAATAGAACTACCAAAATCGTGAATATAACTTTTAATATTATAAGTTGTTGCTGATGTTGTATTTGGAGAATCTAAAAAACACCCAGTTAGTATTTTATCTGGTTGTGAATAATTTACTTGTTCAGTAGCACTATGTGTTGAACCAACACCAGAATTCCAACTTGATGCATCACCACTTCCAATTTCAGTTGAACCTCTATACATTATTAATCCAAAATGTTTATTACCATCAGTAGTACAACTTACACACAAATTTACTTGAATTAATATTTTGCTTGATGTTGAACTTGGTGTGATTGCTTGACTCAATACTGTTGCTTGTGCATCAATACTTGTATTGGAGTAAGTAGCATATTGGTCATCAAAATTTTGTATTACTTGTAATATTTTTCCAGTGCCACTAGCTGTTAGTGTATTGTTTACATTTAAATTATCTACTGTTAATGTTCCCATTTTATTTTACCATTCCATATAAAGTTGCATATCCAGTCATTGTTCCAGATGCTGGATATATTTTAAAATGATTTTGTTTTGTCTCTAAATTTATCATACCACCACCATCCCAAGTATAATCAGAACCTTGAGCATTCATATTTGACTCAACTTTTATCCATTTATACCCAGTTGTTTCTCTAAAGTTTTGTAATCTAATAGACATTACAAGAACATCACCAGTTTGATTGCCTGGACTCCAACCAGTGGTCATATAGTTTGATGCAGCTGACTTATTACCACCTTCTGATGATGAATCGTTTCTTGAATACTCATATGAAAAAGTTGCACTATAACTATTTGTTGTACCATTGTCTGGACTTATTTGAAATTGCAATCCAGCATTTGCAGAAAATATTAATTTAGTTTCAATTAAATAAGTAAGATAAGTATCAGTAATTAATGTGTCACCAAACTCTAAACTAGATGAACTAGAGAAATCTGAATGTGATAGTTTAACCATACCAACACCAGCACTTCTTAATGCTGTTTCACTTAGTAAATTTGATGTTGCAGCTCCGTCTGTGATAAGTGCAGTACCATCTCTTTTTTGTAAGTTATTTACTTTTAATGTTCCCATTTATTTTCCTAACTTGGTTCAGTTGGCCAAGTAACTTTTTTTACTTTGTCAACAGTATCTAATCCTTTTGTTAAATCTCTCAGTTCTTCTCTATACACTTGCCATTTACCTTTAGTTGTACTATCCATTCTAGAGTCACTTATGTCTGGCATTTGTGTCCAATCACATTCTCTTAAAAGTCTATTTCTTATTGGTCTTATTTCATCTAATGCTTCACGAAGTTCACCCTCATCTTTTTTTGCTAATAATTCTGATTCTGTTGGTTTCGTTGTTGATTTGTCTAACCAAGTTAAATTTTTATAATCAGTTTGGTCATTACCCACTAACTCCCATAAACAACCAGGCCAATAGTATTCTAATAATTTTGCTATGTTCATATTATTAACCTTTTATCTCTTGAAGAGTTACAGAATTTAAAGCCATTGTTCCATTATATTTTTCTGAACTTCTTCTTTGTACATAAATTGCTGAAGACCCTGCCATACAACCAGCTCTAATTGAATATGTTACTGCTGATGTTGAACTAGGTGAATCTAAAACATTGATATTACATTGACCAGGCTGACCACCACCTTCAGCATTACTATCGTGTACAGTTAATATACAAGTGCTTCCTCTAAAAACAGCTATTCCCCACCCATTAGCAGCAGAACTTGAACCCTCAATAGAACCAGTTATAAAAATTTTATTTGAAGTAGAACTCGGTGTTATTGCTTGTGAGTAAATTTCTGTTCCTTCTGAAACTGTGGGAGTTGTATCATCGTCTGGTATTGCAGAAGTAAAAGTTGCTTTTGCAACTGCAACTGTTATTTGTTGTAGAACTATTCCTACTCCACTAACACTTGAACTAAAAACACCATCAGTAAGAATAGCAGTTCCGTCTTCTTTTTGTATATTATCTACTTTTAATGTACCCATAAAATCTACCTAAAGTATAACAACATCTCCCTCTATTGTCAATGTATTACCAGAAGTAACCGTGAGAGGCCCTACTGCCACTGCATTGACTCCTTGAGGAATTGTAAGTGTTTCATTTAAAAATTTAGTGTTTGCTCTAAACTGTGCTTGTTGTCCAAAAGATTGGGGAATGGCATTTG